CGTCGTCGCCGCCATCGGCAGCTATCCGCTCCATCTCCTTGAGTTCCTGAATCTCGTCGGGCGTCAAATCGGTGAAATGGGTGACTATCCACTCCTTGGGGAACCAGCCCAGCTCCTTGAGGTCGGACATAACCTGCGTCCGGGTCTGCCACGTCTCCATCCGATAGAGGTCCTCGATGGCACTGCTGGCAGTCAGGGCCAATTCGAAGCTCTTGATGTCCTGGATGCTGTAGCCGCGCAAAGCGAGGTGTATTATCGCGACCTTGGTGAGGCCGCTGGCGCCCTCGCGCTGCACCCACTGCACGGCCTTGGCGAACTCGGCCGAGGTGGCCGATAACGACTTTTCGGATGCCTCGCCGGCCCCCTCGCCGATGCCGACGCGGCTGAACGGGATCTTCATGGGGGCGACCATCTTCTTCTTGAAGTACTCAATGTCCTTGATGTCGTCCAGGTTCTGGGCGCCCTGCAGGACGTCGACGTCCGGCCCCGTACCATCGGGGCGGACCGGTAGGAAGAAGTCGTCCTCCTGGATGAGCGGCGAGTACCTCTCGTCGAAAGTACCGGTCTGCGGGTTATAGAAGCGCTGCCGCTTAAACTTACGCGCGATCATCTCCATGTATTCGGGCACTTCCTTGGGCGGGATAATGCCCACCGGGATCTTGAACTTGCGCTTATCGGGGGCGCGGGTGATGCGGTAGATGAGAGCGGCGTCCTCCATGAGCCGGAGTTGCTTGAAAGCCTTCCGGCCGCCATCCAGGATACTCCTACCATATGGGTTGAAGATGTTCTCCAGCGACGATAACCGCATGTGCACGACCTGCCAGGGATGCAGGAACAGCGGCTCGGGTAGGACCTCGTCCTGGAAGAAGAAGCCGACTAGGTCGCCGTATTTGGTCTCGACCCGGGTGAAGTTGTAGACGTTCATGTGCCTGAGTGCTGCGACTCCGTCGCGGTTGCGGGTGGGTACCACCTCGTAGGGGCAGTCACCGAACTTGCATAGGTAGCGGATGCACGACCGGCACTGGTTATCCCACATCAAGGTCCCAAAGAATAGTTCTTCCAGCTCCTTCTTGATGCGGCGTGACTTGGCGCGGATGATCAGCGTGTGCTTGCGTTCGGGATCGACCAGGCTGGCTTCGTCGGCGTACAGGTCGAGGGCCAGGGAGATTTCTCCCATCTGGTCCATCTGCTCGTAGTCGCGGTAGCGCTGCAGGCGGTTGATGTGCAGGTTGGTCTGGTCGAGGATGGCGGCTTGCTGGTTCCAGTCCAGGAACTCGCCGCCGGCCGTGATGCGGTCGAGCTGCGACTGGTCCTGGAAGATGCGCTCGGACTGGTAGATCCGGTTGGCCCTGGTCAAGGCCCGGACCCTGTCCCACATAAGCCAAGCGCTTGGCATTTGTCACTCCATCATGTGTGGCTACGAGCACGTACGGTATATTTAGCCGCGAGGTATCTCCCGGGACAGACAGCGCCCACGACCCGGAGTAATTAGCTATGCACTACCTGCCGATGCCACAAATGATCGTCCTGTCCCACGACGAGGGCGTGGCCGTCGTAGCCGCCCTCAGGCAGCGGGGCTACCAGTACCGGCACGAGACCAACGATAAACCATACCGGCCAGACAACATCGGCCCCAAGCAGTATAGCCAGTACCGCTACTGCCTGTGGACGCCGACCGGCACGTGGTGCGTCGGCGAGTGGCTAGGTGGCGACGGCAACTCGACGCCGCGCGACCAGCTACGCCTCTACCTGGATGCCAGCATCATCCAGCGCGACCTGGTCGAGCAAATCCTGGCCCGCCCAACGGACGAGGCCAAGCTTCACCCACCTTAGAGAGATCTAGGTGGCCTGACACGACTCCTAGTCCCGCAAAAATCAGGCGACTAGAGGAGGCTAGGCATGAAGCTAACCGTGCTTTCCGAGCAACAGCAGACGCGGCTGTTCCATGGCCTCAAGAGCGTACACCACATCAAGTCCGTCCTGGAACATGGCCTGCTGCCCGGCGGCACCGAAGAAGCCGTGTGCCTGGCCCCGAAACTGGAGGGCGCCTACGACTACCGCGCCTACCACGGCGAGCCGACCTACGCCATAGTCGAAGTGTTGGCACCCAGCCGGTCGCCGGACTACCGTTACTACTCCGAGGGCGAGGACGAGGTCCAGATCCCACACACCATCGGCCTAACCGGGCTGCCCCGGATTACAGCCATCTACATAATCGGCGACAACGGCAAACGGATCATTGACATCCCCTACGACGGCGGTGCTGCCTATAAAGTAGGCCAGCGGCTCAAGAAACCAACCAGGGATGACATTGTCTGGGCCATGGCCGACCAGTCCTTCCCGATCCTAGCTCGGGGCGACACGTTTCAATTCAGCGGTTTTGCCTACATACCGGACCAAGATCGTGACGGGCCTGCCATAGCCGTCAAGGCTCTGTCCGGCTATGAGCCGGTTGGCGACGTCCTGGTCCGCTATCCGTTCAGCGTAGACGGTCTAGCCCGAGCCATCTGGGGCAGATGGGGCTATAGTGGCCGCCAACTCCAACCGCGACAACCTCAATAGCCATATCAAGCTTAACCCCCTTATGGCCAGCCAGGGGCCTGACACAACCGGGGACACCCCCGCCCGGGGTATCCGGGGCGGGGCGTCCACACCCACTCACACCAACGGAGGACTCATGGAACTACCTGTCACCACACCAACGCCCAAGCGCAAGCTGAGCGTGTCGGTCGCCAACCGGGCGCAGCTGATCACGCCCACCGGCTTCAAGGGCTACGACTTCTGCCTCAACACGTACGTCGGCTGCCAGTTCGGCTGCCGCTACTGCTACGTGCGCTTCTTCATCAAGGACGACGACTACGACTGGGGCGAATTTGTGCGGCTGCGGGCGCACATCCACGACAAGCTGCCACAGCAGCTAAGCGGCGGCTACCTGAAAATACCGACCGGCAAGGTCCCGAAGCTCGACGAGCACAAGCAACCCGTGCTCAAGAACGGCAAACAAGTCATGCGGACTGTCTACCGCCGCGTGCCGCTCGACCGCGCCCGGCTGGTCATCGGCACCATGACCGACCCGTACCAGCCGCAGGAGGGCAAATACCGGCTGACGCGGGCCGCCCTGGACGTCTTGCTCAGCCATAAGATGCCGCTCAACAAGGTCGGCATCTTCACGCGCTCGCCGATGGTCCTGGACGACCTCGACCGCATCGTACGGCTGCCACGCAAGCGCGTCCACTTCACCATCACGCCCTACGCCCCGGACGCCCTCAAGAAGATCGAGCCAATCGCCATCCCCACCGACAAGCGCTTCGAGACGGTCAAGCGCCTCAAGGACGCCGGGGTCCGCGTCCACGTCAACGTGGCGCCGGCGCTGCCCTTCCTGAGCGATGACTTCACGGACGAGTTCGCCGCCCGCCTCGCCGACCTGAAAGTCAACGAGTTCTTCGTCGATCCCATGCAAGCCTACTCGGAGAGCTTCGCGGCGATCGACGCAACCATGCGTGGCGACCCGGCCCACGCCAAGCTATGGCGAGAGGTCAGCCGGACGGTGCAGGACGCCGCCGCCTTCCAGGACTGGAAGGACACCTACCGGGCAGCCTGGGAGCGCGCCTGGGCCAAGGTCCAGAAACGCAGCCCGCACACGCTGCCGATCTGGAGCGACCACGTCCATCACGTCTGGATCGACATGCGTAACGGTGAGCAGATGGACTTCAAGCTCTACGGCGACGAGCTGACCGACTACTAACACACCCGGGGGCGGCCGACACCGGCCGCCCCGTCTCCAACCACGCAAAAATCTTGATGTGGACAGGAGACAACCATGAACTACCGTGCCGCACTCGATCGCGTACTGACCGGACCCTTGCCACTGGCAGAGGCCGCGCCGCCCGACAAGCAGCGTGCCTATGTCAAGATGGTCATAGACGGCAAACTAGCCCTACGGCAGATAATGCAGGGCGTCCCGGCCGGACAGCGTGCCATAGTCGCCACCCACATCATCAAGACTATCCTGGCCAAGACCGCTCCGACCGGCAAGCGCTGGACAGCCCGCCCGCGCTGGGCGCCCATGCGCGAGGACATCCTCAGCGAGGAGACGCGCCGCCAGAAAATCGACCGCATCGCCAACTACATCGCCGCCGGCCTAACCGGCCTCAACCGTCTCGGCGCCATCGACATGGATACGACCAAGCGCATCCTGACGCAAATGGTCAAGGACGTCAAGGGCAATATGCAGTTCGCCATGAACCGGCCCGAGAACATGGCCAACACCATCAAGCACTATGTGGACACCGCTGTACGGCAGAACAAGGGCTTCCTACGCTTCAACGCTCAGGGCATGTCTGATACCACCAAGAACAGCATACTGCAGCAGTATAACCAGGCTCTTACCACTCACGGTCTGGTCGGCAAGTGGCAGCCACAGAAAGACGGTAGCATGATCATGGACTTCCGGCCCGCCGCCCAGCTCCAGAAGCTGGCCGACGCCGGGGTAAAAGCAGCCCAGCGACAAGGCCCAAGTCCGCATGGCACCCTGAGCATCCCCGTTGGTACGGTAGCCCAGCGGCTGGTGGCCAAGGGCCAGATCAGCGGCAATGAAGCCCAGCAGACCTTCAACCACCGCTTAAGCCAACTCGGCGTCAACCCGGCGCAAGTACGGCTGACGGCCGATGAGCCACCTAGGACGCCACCCGATGACGATTGGGGTGAGGGTCTGGGCATGGATGAGCCACCAGCTCCCGTTAGCCCACGGATTAAGTCGCGGCTAACTACCAGCGACCTAGCCCCCGGTAGTCATGCTGATGCTCCCATGGCCCACACCTACCAGCGGCCGACCACGCAGCGCCCGCCCACCAGGCACTACCGGGGCGGGCTGCCGCCCGTCCGACTCGGCCAGCCCAGCCCCCATGCTGGCGGCCAGGCCCGCGTCGGTCCGTCCGGCGACCCCATCGCCGACATCCATGGCCAGCCGGTCCGCCCTGGTGAATTCGACCTAGACACCGATGACGACGACATGTGGCCTGCGTCGCCAGAGGCCAGACCCCCCGGTGAGCCAAACCCACAGGACGTCAAGCGCTGGCGTGACTGGCCACCTCCCGGGCATGAGCCACCGGCCCCCACCAAGAGGCGGCGGCCCTGGTACAGGCGCATGTTCGGCCTGGAGGAGCTGGACCGAATTACGGACTTCCGCCCCATCTTCTAGAACTGTTGCCTCGAGGCTAGTATTCATGCTTCCGCTGCTTGACCGCCGGTAGCGGCTCGCTAGGCTTGTTGACCAACTCGCCCGAGAAGCGCGCCAATTCCGCCAGAATAGCCAGATCCGGCTGGTCCGGCGCCCCCAGCGCCATCGGCATGAGGCACTGCCCGGCGTAGTCGGCGTACTTCTGCTCCAGCTGCTTGACGCGCGCCTGGTTATCCGGCAGCCACGCCACCTGGTTGCCCTGGACTGGCAGGGCGGCCGTGCCGCCGGGCAGGACGCTGTCGGGGATGCCGACCAGAGCCAGGGCCGAGGCCATCACCAGGTCATCGAAATTGCCCGGCCCCGTCTCGGCCTCGGTCTTGCCGGTGTCGCGGCCGGCGCGGTCTTTCTTGCGCACATAGATCTGGAACTGTTTGAGCAGGCGGCGGCTATAGATGCGGACGCCGACGTCCTCCACGTCGCGGATATAATCGAGCAGATACTTGTTCAGGACCGGCTTGCTGGCATGGCTGGTGAAGTGCCCGTAGTGGGCATAACTCACTGCTGGCCCCTGCTTCGGCTTAGCGCTAGGGCGGTCGTTGACGGCCGTGCGCCGCCACAGCCGGGGGTACATGAAGTCGCGCTGCAGGTCGTCAATCATATCGTCGCCGCCGTTATTGCGCTCGATCACCGCCAGGGCACAGTTATACCAGCGGCCGAGGCGGTCCACCATCTTGATGAAGATGGACGGCAAGCGGTGGAACATCAGTTCAGCGACCTGCTCGCGGTCGTCGACGTCGAAGATCTCAATAGCCTGATAGTCGCGGCCCTTGCCGGTGGCCACGTCCACGCCCATCACGTAGGTGTGAGCGGGGCGGCCTGCTTCCAGCAGCCGCTGGCCGACATAGCGGTCCGGGGTGGCCAGCACTGGCGTCTTCCAGATCCACAGGCCCTCATCCGGCTCATCCGGTGAGAAGTCCAGGTCCTCCTGGACGCCACTGACCGGGTGGACGTAGACCTGCGAGCCGCCGACGCGCTGGTAGTCGTTGCTGACGGTGGTGCCGATGTGTACCAGCACCGACTTGGACAGCACGGTGTTACCGGAGCCGACGAAGTCAGCCAGAATTTCCTGGTCGAACTTCCAACCCTCGCCCTTGGCCTGGAGTGCCCGCCACTCGCTCTCCAACCACGGCGACCAGTACGGCCCGTAGCGCTCTGGGGATAGCTCGACCCGGCCTAGTTCCGGGTGCTGGATGATCTTCCCCTTGGCGGTCTCGACGATGCCCTCGGTCGGGGCCAGGACCATGCGGCGGCCGGACAGCTGGTCAGTGTACGTGATCCGCCAGGTCATGTCCCACCAGCGGACGAAGATGGGATGGAAGTCGTTCAGACCAGCTTCCGCGTCCGTCCAGGCGTTCCAGTACCAGTTGCCGACCCCATTAGTGGTGGAGATGACGATGACCGAGCCACCGTGCTGCAGGGTGGGTCGGCCGCCGGCCCACATGGCGTCCATGTCCTGGATGAAGCCGGCCTCGTCGATGATGTTCAGTGATGACGCATTCGACCGGAGGACGTCCGGGTGGCTGGTCAGCGATCGGATCTTGGTGCCGTTGCTGAAGTCGAGGGCGTGGTCGTTGTCGCGGGCGCCCCGGGGCAGCCACATGTCCTGCATCCATGGCGGCAGGTTCCGGAACGGCAGCTTGATGTTCTCATACAGGAAGTTCTTGGCGTCCTCGTCGGTACGCGACACGATCAGGATGGTCTTGTGGGGGGCGAACATGCCAAACCACAGACCGAAGATGCCCGAGATCTTGGAGATGCCGGACTGCCGGCACTTACGGAAGATGTTGAAGCGGTTGGTCCGGAAGGCTTTTACGGCGTCGCGCTGGTAGCCGAATGGGTCGAAGGGAATGATGCCCGCACCGGGGTGCTTGATGCGGATAAAGTTGCGCATGAACCACAGCGCCGACGTCTGGCAACGCCTAATGATCTCGCGCTGTTGGCTATTGAGCTGCACCTCGCCCACCCTAACTATTAGCCCTTGCCCGCGAAGTCATCATCGACCGGCCCCGCCAGCACGCGCTCCAACTCGCCCGAGGGAGTCACGTTATTCTGCTGGTTGAGGATATTGACGCCGCCGCGCAAGGCGGCTAGGAGCCTGGTCTTGGCATCCATGGCCTTCACGGCCGTTAGCGACATATTTCCCTTAACCTCCAGGGCCTTAACCAGCGATTCGATATAGACGCCCGGGACCGAGCCGGCAGCGTTCTGGACGGCGCGGTTAATGACCGCATCCTTGAGGTGATCAATAACCTCCTGGACCTCATGGCGGTCGACCCGCCACTTATCCAGGACCTCCTTACCGACCTCGTCGAAGTCCTTGAGGGCCGATTGGAGCAGCCGCTGTAGCATGCTGTCCTGGGCGTCGGCGGCGGCCAGGTCCACGCGGTCGGCCAGCGGCACGGCCGCCGCAACCACCTGGACCGGCGCTACTGTATGGTTGGGCGTGGCCTCCCCGATCTTGGCCGTGCCGAGCTGCGCTAATATCTCGTCCAGCCCCAGGTCCTCGTCGGACAGGTGCTGGGGGCCGGCAGCCTCATAGCCCAGGTCATCGGGGGCCTCGGGTAGGATCTGGGACTGCCAGTCCTCTGGCTTATGGTTGGGTTTCGTCGGCTTCTTACGCGCCATATGTCACCTGAAGATTGAGCGGGGGTCGTAGCCCTGGGGCCTGGCCCGGCCAACTTGTAACAGCCAGTCCATAAGGCCCTCATCCAGCTGGACGCCGCGCCGCAGCCACAGGACGCTATGGTGATAGCGCCAGTCCCTGTCCTCCTGGAGGCCGCGCCGCTGCAGCTCCTCGCGCAAGCTATTGGCATAGCCTGCTTTATCGAAGAACAACTCGTAATTACGCCCCTCGGTAGCCGTGGCCTTATCGAGCACCTGCGGGTCGAGCGGCTGGCGTGGCGCCACTACCGCTGGGGCCTTAGCGCGGGCCTGGTCGCGGTTCTGCCGTTCCTTGGGGACGCGGCCGGAGGCGAAGCGGCGGCCCCGGCCCTGGTGGGGCGGGTCGTCATGCCCGGCCAGTTTGGGGACGACGCGGCCGAAGTTTTCGCGGCCCTGGGGCGTGATTTTCGGCTCGCGGGTGCGGCGCAGCACGCGTTCCTTGGCTGATTTGTCCAGGACCTCAAGCAGGGCATTGAAGTCGTCTGGGCTTACGGTGCCTTCGTGGATGCCGGCCATAACAGTGTCGTAGGGCGCCCGCAGCGGGCAGTCGGGGCGGCAGTCGGGCTGGCCGCACTGGCAGCAGACACGTGCCTCTGGGCCACTATTGGTCGTCATGGTTGTCACGCTCTGGGTGGTAACGCCGCCGGCACGCTTCCTGGCCCCGGTTGATGGGGGAGTCGGTGAACTCGAAGCTGCGTAGCCGGATGATTTTCATGAAGCCAGTGACAATGGCGCGGGACAGCCCCGATGCCTCCACCAGCTTGCCGATAATCCCGTCATAAGGCTTGTCATCAGTCCGCAGTAGCTGTTCCAGCGCATCGAGCACTACCAGATGGTCGTTGTTATATTTGCAAACTTCTCTGGCTTCGGCCAGGAAGCGGAGCATGACGTCGCTCATCGGCCGGGGCCGGTTGTCGATGTGCGTCCGGTAGGTCCCCGAGTTCTTGCGGTCGCGGCCTTCCTTCTTGATGTGCGCCAGGATGACCGTCCGGGCGATCTGCGACCACATATTGAAGACCTTGGACGGACCGCGATAGAGGACGGTAGCCGAGCCGCCATATAGGTCTTGCTCGGCCGTCACCAGCGGCTCGGCGGCCAGGCGAGTCTGGCAGCGCGAGCAGCCCCGGATGCCGCGCCGGAACAGCTCGTCGTAGGTGATGATGCCATATTCCAGCTCATCCGGATTATAGAGCAGGGAGTCGGTTGGCCGGTCCGGGTTATAGCAGGTGCGGCAGTGTGGCCGTGCCCGGAACTTGTACAGGGTCCGCTCGATCTGGACCCAGGCCGTCTGCAGGAGGTCGTTGAACGACGACTCCTCCTGGCCCGGGTAGATGGTGTGTAGGCCCTGTTTGCGGATGATCTGCCGGATTAGCTCAGTGGCATGATCCATGATCTTGTCACGGAGCTTGACGCGCGTGCACCCGGTCCAGATATAGAGGCGCAGCTGGTCCTCTACGACCTCGTTCACGAAGTACAGATTGCGTTTGGGCCGGTCCACCGGTGGGGTGGGCGACGGGGTGGGCGGTGATGGGGTGCTAGCCTCGCCCACTTTGATGCTTGGGACGTCGGAAGCGGGAGGCAATGAAGGCTGCACCGTCAACGGTCTGGCCATCTCTGAAGATTACCCTTGTTCTGTAACCCTGACTGACCATGGTGCGCAGCCGGTTCCGCGAGTGCTTGTACAGATAGCGGTTAATGAGGAAGTAGAAGTCGATCACCCGACTCCGCCCACGCTGGTTCAACCGGACTCCTCGCCCTACCTGTTGGGTGAGATTTGAAGCCAGATTACCTCCGGTACCAATTACCAGGTTCTCACAGCCGCCGCTCAGGTCCAGGCCGCGCTTTACGATCTTACCGCCGATAACTACTTTTAGCTCGCGGCGCTCGAACCTCTCTAGTACCTCATCGCGGCGACGGTGCGGCGTCTTACCGTGAATGAACACGGCCCCCGGTATGACGCGCTCTAGGGCCAAGCCCAGGGCGTCGCGCTCCACCAGGATAAACGTGCCGTCGTCAGGATAAGCCCGGCACACAGCCGCCACATCCTGGTGGAAGGCTGGGTTCTCCACCACCTTCTCGCGGAAAGCAATGTCGAAGGCCGACGCCTCATCCCTATCATCGCCAGCGGCAGCGTCGCCGACGACGATCATATAATAGTCGACCGGCACGATCCGGCCAGCGGCCTCTACCTCCTGCCGCTCCACCTTGCAGATTACTGAACCGAGGTGCTCCTGGATGAACAGGTTCGGGACCGGCTTGTCGGGGTCGAAGGGCGTGCCGGAGAAGCCATAGCGGCGGCGCGCCCGGCACCAGTAGCGGAACAGCGACTTGTAGGGGTCGCTAGACGCCAGGTCGCACTCATCGACCATGACTATCTGGGCATGCTGGACCAGCTCCTGGAAGCACTTGGCCCGGCGGCGCCGCGACCGCAGCCCCTTCATGGTGCTCTCATACTTGCCCAGGGCCTTGACGTAGGACGGCTCATCCTTGTAGTCGGCTTGATCGGGTGGCGCCGGCAGCTTGCTCGGCGTGGTCAGCGACTGGATGGAGCCGATGACTACCAGCTGGCCCTTCGGCGTCTTGCCGGCATAGAACAGCCCGGCCTCCTCGACCACCCGCCGCAGCTCCAGGCGTTCCTTAATCTGGTCGATGATGACCAGCTGGTCGGCGAAGATGACGGTCGGACACGGCATGGCCTTACATAATCCGGCCATCAGCTCGGTCTTGCCCGAGCCGGTAGGCAGGGCGAAGATGCCAACTTCAACCTGGCAGCCGATGTGAATGGCCCTGAGTTGGTAGTCCTCGAGGGTGATACCGGGTAGCCAGTCCGGGCCAATGGCAGATAGCGGAGCTACCTCATAAGGCCACGGCGGCCGGTCGTCTGTCACCACCAGCGGCAGCTGGTGCTGGCGGCACAGGCTGCGCAGGGCGGCCAGGAACGGCCGGGCCAGGCGCTGCCGGCTGGCGTCGTAGCGGCGGTAGATGCCATTCCAGCCGCCACGCTGGGCTGGGTCCACAAAGCGGTTGTAGTTCTGCACTTCCAGACTGAAACGATCAGCAACCAGATCCTCTTCGACCTGGGTGAGATTCTCCAAGTAGACGTGTTGATTGTCGCGGATGATGGCGTGCATGGCGCGTCCCTCTTACAGTACAGGGAATACGCCAAGAGCGGGTGGGCGTGGCCCCATCCCATCGCCCAGGGCGCCCGGAGGGGCTAGGGGCCTATGTGCTGGTCAGAAATGCGCTGGCCGGCTCCAGCCCGATTGTCGCCCAGTCAACCGGACCATCACCGGCCAGCGCAGCTTTCCTAATACAGCCGCGCCACCAGCACATTCCCACATTCCCTACCGCCACCCAGTGGTGAGGGGCGGGACGAGGAGCGGGGCGGGAACCCCGCCGCCGGCACTTCGCCCGTAGGCCCGTCCGTGACACGGGCGGCCCTCCGGAGCCACTCTGGCCGGGCCGGGCGGCACCCGGGGCGTCCGCTCCCCTGCCGCGAGGACGGGGCCACGGGAGCGCCAGGCTGCTGGTTGTTATCCAGTATAGTATATCAAGTAGCAATCAGATTGCTAGTCGCCAGCGGCTACCCTGCGGCGCTAGTCGCCAGCGGCTACCCTGCGGCGCTAGTCGCCAGCGGCTACCCTGCGGCGCTAGCCGCAAGCGGCTACCC